TCAATCTTTGGATGTACCTTGTCTAGGACTTTTCGGATTGCCTCACAGATTGGATTTAGTCTGTCTGACCACTTATCAATTAAAGGTTCTTCATAGTCAATCTCACGCCAGAAGAATACTTTCTCCAGAATGGTATAAGGACTCAGCCAATGGCTACGATATTTGTTGATGTATACTTTCATAATATAATCCTATTCGTTGGCAGTTTTAAGGGTCTGCCAACCATATCACAAGTATTTAATATGAACCGGATTAGAAGGTGTAGGTTTAGTTACAACTTCAGGTTCATTCTTCATAGCGCAACCACAAACGGTTAATGCTATTAGGAAAACAAAAATATATTTGCTCATCAGAATTTGTATTTAATACCGCCAGTAATAACATTGGTATTGAGATTGCTATCCTGTGCGAATTGATATGCATAATCGGCAGTAAGAGCAAGATTCTTATTCAGCGGAATCTCTACACCTAAACCAACAATTCCAGCTGAACCAGAGTTTGCAGTTTGGTTAAGATATGCATATCCAATTTTTGGAGCAACGATGAATTTATCACCCTTGTACAAATCATATGATGCTACCAATGTATAACGGTTCTGGTCACCTGCTTGCAACCATGCTTGTGCATAACCAGCAGTAACACCAAATTTACCAAATTTCTGGCCAACAGTTACACCTGCCAGACCACCGTCATTAGAACCAGTAGTACCACCGCCAACTACACCCAATTCAACAGCAGAAGCACTAAATGCAACAGTCAAAGCTGAAACAGCAATAAGTTTTTTAAACATAATATCTCCAAAATAAAATAAAATGGTTGGTTAATTCTGTTACTAGGGAAACCAACCGAATACCCTAAGCTGAGTTTAGGCAGCTAGTGCGTATGAGTTATCATTTGCATTTATTGGTTGTTTACTTTTTACGACTATCTGTGTCGAGTTGTCCATTCTGTTACTTGTTACCGGGTCGAAAGCCAGTTCTCCCCCATCATAAACATACTGTTCTTGATTTAATCAAGCGCCTTCGTTAGGGTCTGCAACAATATGTTTATGGTGGAGGAGGGGGAAGTCGAATCCCCGTGTCCGATACTTTTCTCTTTACTTCATACAACTATACAACCATTATATATCACTTCGAATCTTTTGTCAAGGGTGAATTCGCTAAAAACGACAATAATTGGGTACGGTACATATACTTTTGCCTAACAAAGATTTGTGGTTGTCCACCCTCTACTGCAATGGCAACAACCAAAGTATCAATTCTTTTATTGGTCAATTCTTCGAACATTTCGGCATAAGCCGTACATTGTAGGAAATAATTTAGAATATTTTCTTCTAATTTTTCCTTCGATGATGACTTATAATCTATAATTGATAACCTATGTTTCCATTCTGCAATCGTATCAACACGACCAGCAATTCTCAGATTATCCGAATAAAGTGGTTGCTCAATCGCATATATCTTACCGATATTTTTATCCAACTCAGGACGCAATTGCAAAAATAACTCTTTAACATTTGGCATCATATTGCGAATTTTTAAATCGCTCATTTCATTGAGCAAATACTTTTCGCAAGCCAAATGTAAAGCTTCACCTCGGCGTGAGGCACGACCGGATATTTTATTAGCTTCTTCTTCACCAACTCGCTTGCGCCATGCATCAATAGAATCTTTGTTCATAGAACCAAGAACTGTTGTTACAGAAGGATAAGCTTTACCTGAGGGTGTGTAGTATACCCGACCAGTTTCGGTGGTTTTAGCCTCTAATTCAAAATCTAATTCAGGTAATTTCTCATAAACAAAAGTCATTTGTTATTCATTCTCTTTGTAATCCTATCAACGTGTTTCTTCACAATTTGAGATGTTCTAGCTTCTTTAATTGTTTTTCTTCCATATCTTTCACCAACGGTGCTGCCAGGATGCGCTTCGGCAACTTTAGATAAAACTTCTTTCCATCCATCACCAGCTTTCTGGTCATTAGTTCCACCTGATGAAGAAACAATAGCAGGAGCTGTCATTACCGTTTCAATATGTGGATTATCCTTCAAGTATATATCTCGTTCTGCAATCTTCATAAAAGATTCAAAAATTTCACTTGTCTTGGTATCAATAAATCTATAAGTTGGCATTAAACCACTCCGGTACAGGACGACTATTAACCTTGCCTTTCCATGATGCAAGGTGCTGCTTGTTGTTTATATAGTAGTTTCTGTACGATGCCAAAGAATTGCCGACAACCTTAACATCATCAGGCATTGCAGGTGTAGGTTCTGTAAAAAAATTGCTTAATGAAATGTTATCAGGTACCATATCATGTAATAGTCCTACTAATCCATCACGTTCACACTTATGTACTTTACCATAACGATAGGTATATTCCTTACACAATTCTACCAGAAGATTTGATAACCACATATAGTTATAAACCGATTGTCTTACCCAGACAGCGGACGGGTGATTGACATGAGTAGCAGAATACAGGACAGATTCACGGCTATCAGGAAGAACATATCTAGTTTGTTTGCGACCACTAGCAGACAAGCCAACAGATTGAGTACCATCAAGAATCCGATGAGCAGTAGAAAGAAGTTGAGCATATTCAAGTATCATTTTAATACAATGCTTGTCATTGTGCATTTCTGCACAAATCTTGGGTTCATTGTGTAAGTAAAAAATATTCACTTCGAGTTAACCCATTTATGGACAACTTCACTCAATCCTTGATGACCATAAGAGACAACATTTTCATTCGATGATCTAAGCATATTAAGTAATTTTTCCCATAGAGATTTGATAAAATTGCACATATTGAATCCTATTAGAGTTAAACCGATGCTTCAATTTTTGTTACAACCATTTCTTCAGATTTTGGCAATTCGGTTGCTTCTAACTCATTCAATTTTGAAACAGGTTTCACAGCAGGAGTGTATGCATCAAGCACACCAACACGTTTCATATAGTCTTTCACTTCACCAACGTTGATGAGCTGATAACCAGCCACTTTGCGGCCATCTTTAACGACCTTGATGATGCCATTAGCATTGGTCTTGATGTGCCACATATAAGTGGATATTCGGTACATATAGATTTCATGTCCGAGTAGAGTATCAATTTCTTCTTTGGTTACAGGCTTACCTGAAATCATCACGGTCAACAATTTCTGAAAAGGCTTCAGTTTAACTTTTTTTGCAGTAGCGGTTTTCGCCATAATATAAAACTCCAATTATCAATTTAAGGAACAACCATCATAACACAGACCTGCCTGAAAGTCAAGCAGTTTTTCGGCAATCATATGTAATATACGCTAAAACGATTGGCGAATTTTTTTAGGCAATCTTGCATACGCTGATGGCGTGGACGAATATCTGAAAAACAGGTTCGTGGGCCACGATATCTAATGCGGAATTTTAGGCCTTGCTTTCTTAACAAATCCTTCACTTCGTCAAGATATTGAATAGGAATATTTTTATGCTTTGCTAATTCTTTGTGTTGTCGATAATAAGAGGACATAGAATTATTTACAAATGGTTTCAGATTCATCATGCTGCCTTTTTTAACATAATCGTAGGAAATTTAGAAATTGGCATTAACTTACTAAACGCCGATTGGCCGCTAGAAACATACTTCACAAAACCGGTTGTATCTTTCTTAGCTTTGCCTTTTGCATACAGACCGACAACAACACCTTTTGGATCCAGAAAACGGAGGTCTGATTCATCACCGTTAAAAACTGGAGCACCCATGTAGAATTCAGGCATCGGTTCGGTTTTCTTGAGACCAAAAACCGTAGCTACATTATAGCCATCAAACATAGCACGGTTAACGTCAACATCATTACCGTCAGCTGCCGAAAACGTCAGGTGGTAATTTTTGATATCTTTCACTTTACGGCCAAGAATCTTGGTGTAATCGTAGAATTGGATTTCAGGAAATGCCGCAAAAATATTACGGTATAAAACACCGTTGCGAATAGCCTCATACTTTTCCCATGAAATATCGGAAGTACCGTTCAAACGGAAAACGGGAACTAAATTCTTTTTAGCGGATTGTTTAATCGCCAATTCAATATCTTTTACCAACCACTCCATAAAACCAGAACGCTCTTCAAAAAAGAAGATTGTTTTGCGGATTCGAGCTTGCTGAATCACGTTGGTAGATTCGCCTTTTTTGAACATACCGCCACGACCGGCAGTATTCAAACAAGCAGCAGCACATCCGGCTGTTGCTTTGGGACAAGTATTGTAACCTGATAAATTAGCAGGTGCTAAATGTAAGATATAAGTCAGATATCCAACTGATTGTCCCTTGAGGGTCTTAGGGTTACCCGTAGATAGTAATTTCATAATTCTCTTTAATCTCAATCAATATAACCATTATACACGAACCAAGGCAGGGGTCAACAACTATTTGGCAAGTGTTGTAAAAAAACAACTACCTCCGCATCATTGCCTGGTCTCGTGCCTCTTCGTCAGTAAATACAGGAACTGCATTGGACTTGTGGAGAGTACCTATCCCTTTCATTTTAGAGCCTGTATATGTCAACCCTTGTACAGGCTTAGTGGCAACGCCTCCAGACGATCCTAGAGACGGATAATTAGGTGTCGCACGACCGACAGGCACTAAGGTCAAATTAGGTCGTTTAGTAGACACTAAAGACTTTTTAGACTTGGTAAAGTTAGTTTTAATACTATTAATTTCTTTAAGCCAGTCATTATATTCAGCCATTTCTTTTTTGGTTTTATTTTTAATATATTTTTTTGGCGATTTTGTGCTAGTATAAATCATAATGAATCCTTTACAGCTTCAACGTGTTTACATTTACCACGATAACCGAAACCAATACAAGTGCATGAAAAATAACGGTTATCCGTCACTTCTACAGTATAATCTCTATCGTTGGAATTTACATTAAATAATTGGACATTTTTAGGAATAATGCGTTTAGTATTATCCTGTTTTTCGTCTTTTATTAATTTTGATAATCCATCATGTTGGATTTTGATAAACTTCCGTCTGGCTTTATCGAAAGCCATTGGTGTTTTTAATTGATTAATAATATCATCGCCTTCTTTAATATAGGCGATTAACTTGCCAACTTTATTTAGCAAGTAAATATTATTGGGGACTTTATACTCGCAGTCCCAAACGGTAATTTCTTTGATGATTTCCATACCACCATTATACACTAATGGTGGTGGATGTCAACCATCTTGTTGTATTAAAACAACACTACCCTTGCAGCAGCTGTTTCTCTCCGGACTCTCGCATATCTTCCTCAAACGCTTGGAATTTCAAGCGCTTCAATTCACGTTTCATTGATTCGAGGTCGCCAATATTCTCAGAAATTTTCTGTTCTAGATTGGCAATACTAAGCTCAATATCTTTAACTGACATCTTTTTCCTCATCTTTTAGCATACGATAAGTTGCCTTATCTTTGTGTTTTTTACGAAACTGTTTGAGTGTTTCTTTGTCCAAATTCTTTTTGAATTTAGACTTTTGGGTTTTTTCGACCTTAGAACCGCCGACTATCATGTTTACTAACCTAGTTAAGAATATGGTCTGCAATATTTAATTCAATCAATTCCTGTGGTGTGAAATATGCATCACTTGGGCCAAGGAGTTTTGATTTAATCATACGGGATTCCAGACCAGTTGCGACCCGTAAAATATTCATCATTCGTTCGTTACAATATTCAGCTTCTTTCATTGCTGCTTTGATATCATGGTATTTGCTTTCCATGTAATCTGAGAACTGATGACACATAGCACCGGTGTTTGGTGAAATGTATCTTTGTCCTTTTGTACCACTCGCAAAAATTAAAAATGCAGCTGACATAATTGAACCAGTTGCAATAGTTACAATTGGGTACTTACTGGTACCCATGATATCAATCAAAGCAAAAGCTTGATACAATTCACCACCCATGGAATTGATATACAATTTTAACTGTTTATCTTTTTCATAGTCACACATATTTTCATACATGATCCATTGAATAGCTTTCTTGATGTTATCTTCTTCGATATCACCAGAAAGATAGTGTGTACTATTTTCTAAAAACTTTAACTGAATCTTATCATCAGCTGGCAAAAAATCTTCTTTCACATAACTATTTTTCATAATTTTTCTTATGCCATTTATAAGCTGTATTTAATATTGATAGTATATCATGTTTAGGTTGGTAATTCAATACTTTTTTGGCAAAATTAATGTCGGCAACAAGGCAATCTGGATCACCTTGGCGGCGAGGTAATACTGTATACTTTACTGGTAAATTTAATTCCTTTTCAACCAGAGAAATTATCTCTAAATTGGAATGTCCTTTTCCTGTTCCTAAATTAATAATTGCAGATTCGCCACCGGTCATTAGATAATTGATGCCTAAAATATGTGCCTCTGCAACATCGGAAACATGAACATAATCTCTAACACAAGAACCGTCTTGAGTATCATAGTCATTACCGTATAATTCAAAGTTATTTAGATTTTGTAAAATTCTAGGAATAAGGTGTGTTTCAGGTTCATGGTTCTCACCAATATCATTATCAAAATCAGCACCGGCTAGGTTGAAATACCGGAATATGATATGTTTAATTTTCGAATCTTCAATAGACCTTTCAGATACATATTTTGTGTTACCATACACATGGTTATTAACAGTTGATTCATCTTCGGTAATTGGTTTATTTTTTGGCAAATAAACTCCAGCTGTTGATGAATAAACAATATATGGAACATTGTACTGTTTCATAATATTAAGAAGAACACAGGTACCTGCTACATTCACTTCCCAAAATTCTGTTGGATTTCTCATAGAATCACCAACTTCGATTCTTCCAGCTAAGTGGAATACAACATCAATTTTTTCTACAAAAACAAAAGGTCTAATTAAGTCATCACGGTTCCGAATATCACCACTAAAAAAATTGTCATAGTAATCGTGAGTTGGTTCTTTAATATCGAAACCAATCACTTTCCAACCATCTCGTTTTAAGTATTTTGCTAAATGACTACCGAGATACCCGGAGCAACCTGTAATAACTGCCGTTCTAGTTTCCATGGAAATTTACCATTGTATTTTTGATTATTAATTTCATTACCTTTATCAAAGAAATCTTGTGTAACTGAATTAGGATTTCCATCTAAACGATAGCACATCGTATGGGCATTCGTACAAGAAAAATTTGGAAAGTTTTTCTTTAAGTTGTGAAAAAATTGTCTATCTGCACCCCATTGGCCGTACCATGCATGACCAATCCTAACAGCAACATCTCGTTTAATGGCAAATGATGATGTATCAATATGAAACGCTTTATCATTAAAGTAAACAGGCCATTTGCCTAGTGATTCACAATTGTCCTCACACAGGAAATTACCATCTTTATCATAAATCTTACGGAGAGAATAAGCCCAATCATTACCTTGTTGAATTTTGGCAACTAATTTTTCAACATGGCATGGCTCAAACCAATTGTCCTCATCTAAGTAACAAATGATATCGGCGTTAACAAGGAAAGAACAGGCGGCGAATACTCGATGCCCGTACCATCCTTTTCCGATATTTTCTTCAAGGTGTATAGTTTTAACTTTTGTTGCACCTTCCAATTGGTGCCTTATTTTATCACCATATTCCTCCCCATCGATAAACACATAATGAGTTAGATTTTGGTAAGATTGTTTTTCAACAGAAGATATACAATCAATCAGTTTTGGGTTACCGATTGTTGGTGTCACAACAGCTACTTTCATAATTTAAACCGGAATGTCGATATCAGGGAAGGCTTCTTTACAGATTTTTGGTGTTAGGTATTTAATACCCAAATCTTTTTGAAAAACCTTAACCAATAAGGCAGATTCATCTTTATGTAAAGCTTCGAGAATAACAATTAACAGTTGTTTTTGTTTTTCGTTTGGAATGGGACCTGAACGCTTTGGATGATTTGAAATGAATCGATACATCTTTGGCATTTCAGTATCCAAATAAGCGAAATTCAGACCAGCTGGTTCAACCGCAGGACGGTACGCTGGCGGAGTAATATCAAATTTGACATATGGATTAAGTGCCATTACCAAGAAGTCCTTGAAACGAGCATCACCATTTTTCTGTAAAACTTTTACTCGCTCTTCACGGGTGGTAGCTTTATCAAACTCTTCAAATATTTCAGAATATAACAGATTAGAACTCATCAATAACCTCAATTAAATTTTTCAAACGATTAGCCATCATATAATTCAAAAATTCTTGTTTCGTATGACCCTTCGTAGTGTCATAGGTATCTATGATACTTTGTTTTAACGATTCAGGTATTTTTGTTAAATCAATCAACATTTCGTTGCGATTGAAATTACGCAACATATCTTCATTGCAAAATTCTTCTGGTGATTGGTTTAACCATGTAATAATTTTCACTTCAGTAATAGGTTTCTGGCGGCCGCCTTCTACGAATACGCCATCTGCACTTAGAATGTTTGGAATGCCATCACCCTTATCACCACGAATAATCAATTGTTTCAATTGAGTCATAGGTAAAGGTTCTTTGATAAACTTCTTCAGGATGGGTGAATATTGTTCAACATTAGGATATCTCTGTAATTGAGCAAAGTCTTTATCAGAAGATAAAATCATCACTTTACCAGAACCAGAATGTCGTGTTGCCAATACAGCAATGATATCATCAGCTTCTGCTGTATCAACATCAATCACTTTATAAGGCGAATGATTTCTAAGCTCATCTTTGATTTTATGTAATACTTCAAAGATAGAAGCCCAATCATGTCCAGAGGATTCACGAGCCTTTCGGCGATGTGCCTTGTAATATGGGAAGATATCACGGCGCCAGTATTTCTTGTTATCGCAGGCAATGACAACTTCCGGGCCATGTGATTCTTTAAACTTCTTCACATAGGTACGGATAGTATTGAGGATCATGTGGCGAACCAAAGTCTCATCAACAGGAGTTTTGGAAGAACCAATTTGTTCCATCAAGTTAGCAATTGCTACTTGGTTAAAGTCAAATAGTATCATAATGATCCATAATTTATTTTATCACTTTCAATAGTATTGTATCACGATTCAGGCGTCCATTGAGGCAAGATTCTTTCGCTTTGATGGACTCAATTACATTACGCAAGAATATTTTAGATCCTTTTACAATTTCAGGCAATATTGCCTCAGGTTTTCTCAATGTCTTTTGTACCGACTTCATTTCACTAAAATTGGTTAAACTTGTTCCTTTGACACTAAATCCACCTGCATCTGTGGCATGATATACTCCTAGTTTTCTAGTTTTGATATTAAACACCCACAGCTGTGTTGCACCAATAATTGTTTTAGGTACTTCAGACTTTAATTTGAATTCATCGTTCGTTTCACAAAATTGCACCTTAGCAACCAATTGGTCTGCTGATTTAGTTTTGCGTTTGCGAGGTTTTCTTGTAAGTTTGGATGCTTCACTTAATTTCATTGCATCGGTGATAATTAAATCACAGTATGCCACTATCTTTTTCAATTCTGATTTACTGAAATTGGAATAACCTTCTTTCAATAGAGCATCATCGGTATTCAAAACCTCATCAAATTCGGCTCGGCGTTTACGGAAGAATTCAATCAAGCGAGTAGCGTGCATTGCCTTAACTCTATCGTGCATAATACCGAAAGGTGAGGTTTGCTTGGAGAATCCATTAGTAATGTAATCATCAATAGCACCCTCCAACTCTCCTGCAATCTCCGAAACTTTTTCCGCTAGTCGGTCTTGTATAGTCACTACTGGAACAGATTTCGTGTCCTCGACTGTTTTGGACTCATCCAGAGACAACAATTCGGCAACTGTCTGTTTCAAATTACCAACAGTAGCTTCAGGTAATATTGCACCGTTAGTAACGATTCGACACAAAAAACCTATAGTAATATAACTCTTGCTTGTATCGAGCTTGCCTTCGAGTTTATTTTTCTTAGCATAATCGGCAATATACTTGACAGCTGTTTTTGCATCTTTATTGGATTGATACCAATTTAAAGCGGCCGCAATATCGCTTTGAGATTCTAATTTCTCATATTTTGGTTCCGCTGTTTTACCTAGAATACGGTCAATTGCTACCGAGTTTTTTGTTTGCCTTGCCATTCAATAATTCCTCATAAGTATATTTGCCATAGGAATCTATGAACATAATACCGTTTACTGTTTCTTGTACCGTTTTACTTATCCATTTTGCCGCATCTAAAACACTTTTAGCGTCAGGAAAAACCGCACAATTGCCGAACATATCGTTTAGTATAACAGGATCTAAATCATAGGCCATCGTATCATCATTAAATGAACCGTAGAGGTAAATGAATTTATCTTCAGAATAGGCAACTCGGTAACCATCTTTTGTGATTAAAATATAAACGCCATCTTCCATCATCGTTCCAGAGTCACATAATCTCCGAAATACTTATCGAATACTGCCACTAAATGTTCATAATCACCAGCCATCATTTCTTCACGAATTTCGGTTGCATCTAATCCTAATTGCCGTGCAAATCGTACAGCAAATCCCATTAAGGCAAATGCATTACCATCAGGACCGGTCAGGTCGATTACTCTTTCATAAACATCTTTTTTATTGCGAATCATAGTAAATCTCCATAGTATGTACTGATTATATCATCTATTGATACTAATTGCAACATATATTTTAATAACTGTTGTTTTTATGCAACATCCAATGGATTCATTATATAATAAATAAGCCATATTGTTAGGTAATATTTTCGTTATTCTTCATTAATTAAATCAGAGGTATAAAATGGATTTTTTTAAATTGGTAGCGGAAGTAGGTTTCCCTATCGCAGCGGCTTGCGCCGGTGGTTACTTTATCTTTCTTACATTAAAATTTATTCTGGCCGGTGTTATGAGTTCGGTTCAAGGATTGTCTGGTATCATTACTGCTTTGGACAATCGTGTAAAAACCATGAACCACGATGTTATCAGAATTGACACGGTCGTATCAAATGCTTTAGGACTAAAACCTGATGTAAATAGGATTTCCAGAGCAGACGGCAAAAACGATGCTAGGAGAGATTGATGGATTTGGTAGAAATGATTAACAAATACGGTTTCCCAATTGTCGCAGCTGGCGGCATGGGTTATATGATATTTTTTGTGTGGACATGGGCTACTAAAGAAGTTAAGCCTGTATTGAAAGAAGCTAATACGGTGTTAATTGCTTTGATTGACCGTATTCGTATGCTTGATACCGATTTGATTAGATTGAACCAAAAGGTTGATGTTGTGTTACACCTTCGTGGTAAAACAATTGACCATGAGCGTGTTAAAGCGGAAGAAAAAATCAATCAAATCAAAAATGATGATGGTGAAGATAAAAAATCTTCTTAAATAACTCTACGGAAAATTTGATGAAAAGAATATTACTAGCATTAGCGATTGTGGCAACACTATCTGGTTGTATGATTACGGATCCATATTATGTACAACCACAACCTGTGTATGTTCAACCAAGGCCGATTTACATTCCGCCTCCAGTCTACTATAGGCCTTCACCGCCGCCACCTAGGTGTTATTGGTCATATCATTGGGATCCATATTATCGTATGAATCGCAGCACCAGAGTTTGTAGATAGTTACTTACTAGTTGCTCTATAAATCCCGTCCCAATCTTTTGGCAGACGGGATTTTTTCATCTCCAAACACCTTTCAATCCAAATGTCATAGTACTGATGCATTTGGCCATCAAATTCACCTTGTAAATTTTTACACATCATAATAGCATCATCAAATTTTTGTGAACGATAACATTGTAACATAGCATCATGTTCCAATCTGGCAATTTCATATTCACCATGATTTCCTGGATACAGATTTAATGGTGTGTAAATGTTCAGTCCGACAGCTTTGCCTTTAACAGCAATACAATCTAATTCCAAACAGAAAAAATCTTGTTTAACCATTTTGTAAGTATCTGGTCCAAGAATCAATAACACTCCATATCCTTTTGTTTGTCCTTCTAATCGTGCCGCAACGGAAACAGGATCACCCAACACATCATATCCCATTTTACCCGTACTGCCTATATTTCCCACCAAAATTTTACCTGTATTAACACCTGCACCCATACCGACTTTTGGTTTACCTAGTGCAACAAGTTTATCATTAAATTTTTCTACAGCTTGAACCATTTCGATAGCTGTTTTAACGGCACGATAAGCATGACGATCATCATCAAGTGGTGCACCATGAATATGTAATGATGCATCGCCAATAAACTTAATTAAACACCCATCATTAGCAAACACAGGTTCACTAATTGCTGTCATATACTCATTCATTATCTGAGTAAATCCTTCTACATCAGATCCATATTTTTCACCTAAACCGGTGAAGTTACGCATATCGGTCATAATAACAGAAAGAACTTTTTCTTCACCACCCAATTTAATTAGTTCTGGATTTTTCTGCAATCTTTCAACAATAACAGGACTTACATAACTGCCAAATTGTTTTTTAATTTGTTGTTTCTGTAAAAACTCACTTACAAATTTAATACCATAAGCGTGAAGGATGACCAAAACAAGACCAGCCACAGGCATCGTAACATCCACGAGGTAGTTGAATCCGATAAACAAGTAATAAGACCCACCAATGCTACCCAAAACAATAAGTATGGCAGTAAAAATACCAGCATAAACATACCTCGATAGGAATAATAGTATTACTGATAGCAATACTAGTGAAATTATTTCAGCTCCATCCGCCCAATCTGGTCTTTGAATATTAGTATTACTCACTAGAGTATCTAATACCGCAGCCTGAAGATAATGTGGATAGACTGCGCCTGAAGCTGTTGCGATAGGATTGTTAAGACCTTTTGCTGTGAGGCCAACGATAACGATTCCGCCATTGAAGTCTTTTGGTAGATTTGATACTGAGTGCTCAATTGGCTTAGAACTCCAATCAACCCAAATTCTACCAACTTGGTCTGTTGTAATTTTTCCAAATTTAGGAATTCTAACGGCTTCGATTCCAAATTCTGTAACTTTGATTTGGAAACTAGGATCGTCTGAGGCAACTCTGAGTGTTTCAAAACTGATGCTTGGATATAACAAGCCTCCTGACTGTACAACCATTGGCACCCTTCTGGTGACGCCATCGATTTCTGGTAAGGTATTAACAACACCAACACCAGCAGCACTATCATTGAATAGTTTGATATTCGGTTGAATACTTTCATATTTGATACCAACCTCTCCTGTTCCAATTACAGAAACTCCAGGTCTAAATGGAGGATAATCATTTGTTATTTTTTCACTAACTGCGGCTTGAGGTAAAACCACAGGAAAAGACTTTAGTACTTTTTCTAATTGAGAATCTTGACCAAAACGGTCAGGCTCAGGCATATAGATGTTAAAGACAACCAGCCCAGCACCACGAGAATACAAATCAGTAACCAGTTTGGCATACTCGCCTCTTGGGAACGGGAATTGGCCTTTGTTTCGAATAGTTTCGTCATCAATGTTTACAACGTGTACCAGTTTTGATACAGAGGTTTCCTTTGAAGTTAACAGTTGGTCGAAGTATCTCAAACGGACACTTTCAACAAAATTTCCATCTTCAACACGGACAAACAAACACAACAATAGTGTAATTATAGCTGTCCATGGATTAAGTAATTTTTTCATTTTTGTATTATTGTAATTGTTGTAGTTCCACCACTATTAATTTTTTGATATAATGGTGATCCACCTTGTGAAATATTTAATTGTAAATTTGCTTCTTGATTAACTGAGACTTGTGCAGTATGTGTTCCAATTTTATATAGTGTCAATTTTCCCGTATCATCAACACCATATTTTAAACCACTAGATTCATTATATCCTGGAAGTAGAGTATTTTGTGCAAGCATTGATTCTTGTGATTGCGCTAATGCTCTTGTGCTATCATCAAGTAAATTGGTCAACATATTACCATCGAGGTAGTTTATGTCCAAAGAATTAAATTTTGCCAATTCATTTTCATCTAGAGCATTATATTTCAAAAAGTCTTTATTTAAAAAGTTAACATCCAATGCGGTTTCTGTTGCAGCCCCACCTTTAGTTTTATCTTCTTTCACTTCGTTGGGTGGCGCAATAATTAAAAGATTATTGATATTTGCTTGGTCAATCGTAACGATAATAGGTGTTGATGGAGGCAAACTCAAAGATGACACCAATGTTGTTTGATATGCTGTATCCATAAAAACTGAGCCAGCATCATTTGATACTTGAATCGCTCCTGTCACACACCCTTTGTTATCGCATGATGGAAGTAACATGATTAAGCTTCTACCCAACTCATCTACTGTCATGGAAAAGTCAGTACCCCTAACTGCAACGGTAGCAGTAGGGGTCTTAACATCTACTTGTTGTGGATCATTTTTAGCAATTTGACCACTTGCATATCGAGCAGTACCCAAAGCAACTCGCATAGCAAGTTTACCTGAACCCTTTTTAGGGTCATATACAAAATCATCAATCACCAATTTCGACTGTTCGGTGATGTTTACGGTTGTAGAATCTTCAAAAACCAATTTAGCTTTTGATTTAGCTGTTACAACCGTATCATTCATTTCTATTGTCGAATTAACTTTACTATCAATTGACT